TAGGAATGGTTGTACCATTGCTACGAACTGGGCACGGGTAAACTGGTCATTCAACTCGAAGAGTTGGAACTTGGATGCAGTTGCAATTGCTTTCTCAAGAACGATGAACAATCGACGAACATTAATTCTATCGAATGCACTTGGCTTAGCAAGGGCAGTCTTGTCACCGAAGAGAATTGTTCCCTGGCCAGGGAAGGCAACCACGGGGTTGATGCCTGCTTGGTATAGGTCATCACGATGTGCTTGTCTTGGGTTATGTGCTAACTTGGTAACACGATTAATCTGACCACGGTTGAATCCTGCTGGAGAGAACCAAGGGTCTGCTTGCTGGTCAGTTCTTACACAAAGACCTGCAACATCACCGTTTAATGGAACCCAACGGAACACATCGTTGTATGCATCGTACTGATACTTCCAACCACTGTCAATGACTGCATATGAAGAAGACTTGTTGAAGTGTTCATTTCTCCACTTGACCATATTGGCTGCTCTATCAGATTCGTTAGTTGTTGCTGAGTTGTCGCATGTCCAGAATGCTGGAGATACGAATGCAACACAATCTTTTCTGGCTTCGCAAATTTCAACCAATTGCTTACTGATAACATTGTTGCTACCAGAGGCGTCTGGAACAGAGTCTGTGTCATCATCACCACCACCCATGAGGAGAAGTGAGACATCAACAGTTTCAGCATCTTCTAGCAGACGATATCCTCTAGCATCCTCACCAGCGGCGTAGAAATCGCCGGCTTGTGGGGCGTCACCATCAGAACCACCAGTCAAACCGACTAGGTATGAACCGTAGGTATAGGTTACGGTACTATCGTTAGCACTGTCGTTGATGGCTGTAGTTCCCCAAGTGAGTCCCTTACCAAAGGCAATGTACTCGGAACTTCCATTGATTACATCAATGAAGTAGTTGCTTGAACCATCATCTGACTTAGCATCATGTGCTAGAGACAGAAGTTCATACTTCTCTAGGATTGTGCCAGGAATACCTGTGAATTCACCCTTGTAGTCAATGACTACGAGGTTAAGTTCATCTTTAGAACCACCACGGTCAGTGACATACTTCGAACCAGCGGCCCCACCACCAACGGTGCTGTTAGGCTTACTGTCGAAGATTGAATCTAGTGTATTGAAAGTTGTTCCAGCAGAAGAGCCATCAGAGTCGATGAAGTTACCAGTTGAGTGGTCTTCTGGGTCGTTGTACATTGCAACACGAAGCGAGTTACCCAATGCGCCAGGATATCTGGCGATTACATCGATTGATGCAAGGGTAGAACTTCTCTTCTCTTCTAGGTCTGTTTCGTTTGAAATGTATGGAGGATTACTACCAGTGATTTCGAAATCATCGGTTGTGTCATCACCATCGTAGTCACTATGCGTTCCATCGGAAGATGAACCGCCACCTGTTGCACTACCACCATAATAGGCGTTCTTTGCTGTTGCTGAATCAACAACACGAACCACTCTTAGTGCGTTTCCGTATGAAAGGAAGTTGGCGGCAGTGAACCAACCTCTAAAGTTATCGTTATTTGGCTTACCGAATACATCGACTAACATGTTTTCGCTATCGACAAGAGTTAACTCATCAACTGGTCCCCAAGCGGTTCGCATTGCGATACCACCGACAGTTGTTGAAACTGCGGGAATTACATTTGTTAGGTCGATTTCACGGACATCTACGCCTGGACTGACTTGGAATCCCATGAATTTTCTCCTTCTTGACTATCCTTGTAGGTCTAATTTGACTGAATAAGGTTATTTACTATTCACAGTGGTATTTAGAATATTGTGGATTTTCACTTATTCCACCACAGACCAGCCGGGAGGCAAATCTTCATTTTGTACATCCACTTGCCCATCATTTAAGAACCCGAACGGGGTCATATCTTCTTCTATTTCTTTCATTTGTTTTTCGTATAACATCTTCCGTATATCTAGGTCTGTTTGGTCTTTGAAGTATGTTTGTTTTGTTAACCACCCAAACAACACTAAACACATGACCAAATCGTCATGATGCCCTTGGTCGGCTGCATATGAACCTTTATTCTCAACAAAAGTGGTGAGTTCATGAAGAATATCATAATCCTCAAGAACAAGTTTATCTTCTTCAATAAGACTTTTCAGAATAGAACAACCAACTTTTTTGACAGGATTAGTAGTCTTTACTCCCCTTTGCTGCCTACCCGGCCCGAAACCACCACCTGCTACCTGACCACCTCTTCCTTTCATTGTAGTCATGATTACATTGTCATATTCTAATTCTTCGTAAACAGTATTTGCCACAGATTCACCGATATCGTTTAATTCAATTAGAACATGTGCATCATTATATTCTGTTGCTAACCTATAAATAATATTAGGATAAAGCAATGGTGATAGAATATTATTTCTATATTTTGCCACTAGTTTATATGGTTGTTGAGTGACATCAATTATAGTGAAAGCATGGTGGTCAATACCAACACCTCTGGAAGTATCAACAGTCATAGCATAAACATGGTCTTTTTTTGGCTTTTCATAAATGTCAAGACCATCGGCGTTCTTAATTGCTGGTTTTCTCCATGCCATAGTTTTGAGTTTAGAGGGTGCGATAAGAGTGTTCATCGAACCGATGAAGTCACACTCAAATTCTACACGGAACTGTTGTTCAGATGTGTTAGCAATTGTTTGCTTCTTCCACTCTGCATCCCTACCAGGCACTTGTGACCAGTGAACCTCGACTGGGACATAATCATTAGTTCCTTCTGTCGCTCCTGTCCAGAGTTTGTAGAATAGGTTCAAACCTTTTGGAGTAGAAACGATTAGAACTTTAGATGACTTACCAGATGAAATGGTTGGATATACGGAACTGAAGAATTCTTCAGCAACTTCTTGAGGAACATAAGCAAATTCGTCCAAGAAAATCATATTGAAAGAACCACCACGAACAGCAGTAGATGAGGTTGAAGACGCCAGAACTCTGGAGCCATTTTCCAAATCAATAGAACTTTTGTTCCATTCCTCTACACCCTGTTGCATCCACTTTGGAAGATTTTCATATGCAAGTTTCAGTCTACTTAGAAGTTCTCTTGCTGTTGCTAACTTATTTGCAAGCATACCAACAGTTACTTGTTGATTGAAAAGAATATAATGAAGAATATAAGCAATAACAGAAGTAGATTTACCACTCTGTCTTGGATATTTGGTAATAACAAATCTGTTTTGATGAACTGCGGACAAAAGTTCTTTTTGAAAGTCCCAAGGTTTGAATGGTTGAACACCTTTGTCGAGAGTAATAATCTTTACATAATTCTCAATAAAGTAAATTGGGTCTTTCTGACATTTCAAGTATTCCTCAACCTGCTCAGGTGTGAAGTGTACAGGAACATTTGCAGGTTTAAGATTTGGATTGCCTAGATAGGCATCAGGTATCTGTTTGTCCGTCATTATCCACTACCTCTGCATCAATTATGTTTTCATTTTCCTCTTGCTTGGCTTCCAAGAATTGCTGTAAGTCTTTTGTTGAACCAAGGTAAATTGCATTGTTTGTAATGCTCTGTGCAGACTGACCACCACCCTTTTCAAACTTACGAATATCTTTCAGTTTTTGGTGAAGACCAATCAAGTCGTTGTTTGCTTCTGTCATTTGTTTCATGATAATGGCTGCGACTTCATATGCACGGGGTGATTCACCCTCGCTTGCTACTTCAAGAATTCCATCCAAAGCAGTCTTGCCGGTTTCGATAATCTCTCTTAGATTCTTTCTAACCGATGTGTAGTCTTTATCGATGTGGGGATTTTCCCCTTGAGGTACGATGGGAAATCCCCCTGCACCTTCTCCATCATGTACTATTTCCATATACTCTTGCTCTGTCTTTTCTTCCATATTCACATCAAGAGCATCGGATAACTTTTCATCAACTGTTTTCTTTTTTTTAGGCATATTCAATCATCAAGTAAACCATGTGCTATCAATGTCCTTGAATAACTCCTTTTCTACATACGCTTCGTAAATATCTGGTCCAGTGGCCGCTGGTCCTGTAACATTTCCAGTGAGTCCAGCCTCTCTTGCAAAAGCAGTTAGTCTCGCCAAATCTTTTTGTGCGGCATCGCTTCTTGCTATAGTTGTGTCCATTGTGTCGTGGAAAGCAGTTCCACTGAAAAGGATAACTTTAGAATCTCTAATCGGACCATAAAAATATGTCTTGGCTTCGAAGTTTAAAGTCCACATGATTGTTCTTCGTTCTTCTAAGTCACCTTCGTATAAATCTTCAGATTCTACAGATGTTAAAGTGATGGGGATATCAATTTGTTTATCAATATCTGTGAAATTAATTGCCACTGTAAACTCTGGTGTGAAGTAAGGTAGAATTTGCTCCACAATTCTCAAACCAGTATCCGTATTTTTTGTCATCACATATAGACTAAATTCTAAATTGTATGGGACTTCTGCATATCGAAAATGTTGTTCTGTTTTAGTTGAATCATAACCAGTAACACCACCAGAAGTGTGGGGTTTCATGGTTTGCATTATCGTATTTCGTTTTCTAGATGGGTCATACTGGTAGTTGATACATTCGAAGCCCATTCTAGGCAGTGTCATAGAAAATGTTCTTCCATCTTCTAACTTACCATCTTTGATTCTGCTATACCATTTTTGCTTTGGTGCATAGGCCAAAGGAACCCTTACAGTTTCATTATCGTCTGTTTTGGTATAGATGCTATTAAACAAAGAACCGAATGCAATCACGGTCTTTCGTACACATTGGTGATAGAATGGTGTAGTAGAAAACATTAGTCGTCATCCTCTCCGAATGGGTTGTTCTCGGTGAAGTCTACAATATCATTCAACTCAAAGTCAATAGTAACATTATCATTGTATGAACTATCTGCAACACCAGTGTTAATTGTAGTTGTTGTTTGACTCAAGAATTCACCTGTTGCTCCACTGGTCGCCCCAGTAATAGTATCTCCACCTCCAAGAGTTCCAGAGATTTCAGATACTCTGAGAGTCTTGTTTGTCGATGTCCATTTAATTACTTTACCACTAAACCCACCAGCAGTTGTTACGCTTTCACCCAACTGGAATGTCCCAGTGAATGTGTCAAACACAATGTCTAAAGCAAAATCTTTATACTCATTTACTTCATCATCAATATCAGTGAATCCAGTGTTAATATCCTCACCACTATAACGGAACAGTTCACAGTTCATTTTGTATGTGTAGTTTTTGCCAATCTGATAGAATGGATTTTCATGTTCTACGAATGTGACTTCAAACAAACCTTTGCTCAACGGAAAATAAATTAAATCACCTTCTCTTGGTCTGCTTGCTCCAGTGATTGCGGTGCCTGTATATGTTTCTTCCCATCTTTTTTTGGAAACCACAAGACTCATTGAATCACGAATGTCTAAACCAAACTTAGCGATAAAGTCTCCATCACCTTCAAACCCATCAACATTTTCAATGAACATTTCAATTTCACGACCGTCTGTGAAATTATTTTCAACATCTTCACCAAAAAGGTCATCTTCTTGAACAGTTTCACGAACAATATAAACCATGTCATGACCATACATCTTAATCGCTTCGATGGTTAAGTCTTCGACTAGTTCTTGTTCTGGTTCACTGTATCGTGAAAAGTGAGGGTTTGTGGCCATGGTTTATTACCCCGTATAGAAATCAGATGGAAGTTCGTATTTGTCTTGAATCTCCTCTTCGATTCTATTAATTTCTTCGTTTGCTTGTTCGAAGATTTCAGTGCCACTAAATTCAACACCGCCTGGTAATTGAAGACCAGTAAATTTTGATAGGTTTTGACCCCATTGTCTTTTGAACAAAGCAGTCACATATTTTTTGAGAAGAATATTATCATAAAGTTCTGTGAAAGTTTCAGCATCAACAGTCGCATAACATTCAACGATGATAGTTGTACCCACAGTTAAATCATTAGGCCAGTCACCTTCGATGTGTAGTCTGTTGGTTACTCTGTTAAATCTGAGATTCTTTTCTGGCTCTAACATTTGTTGCAACAATCTAAGATGTTGCTGAACCATCGCCCAGTGACCTAAGTCTAAAGAATGTAGTCCATAGAAATCACTCAATGCCAACTGATATCGAACATCAAACATATTGGCTGCGTGACTTTCAAAACCAACAGGATACATTCGGGTAACACTTACGATTTGATTATTAGAAACGGTAATGTACCTATTATCAAAATCAGTTTGTGTTACTGTGTGCGTTAGATAAATTCTCTCAACCGCATCAAAATGATATTCAGATATCATCTGCAATGCGTCATCCATCAGGTCTTCCATTTGTTGGTCATCAATATTGATTTCAACAACTGGTGCCCCTAGTCTCCTCAGAGCATATTGCTTTAGATTATCTCGGCTGCTTAGTGCCATACCTTTGTCTCCTTCGAACCTTTATATATGTAGTCGATAGACGGGACCGGCATTTATACCGAATAGGCTTAGGCAGTAGCAACTTCTTCCTTGGCTTCTTCGGTTGCTGGTGCGATGTCCTCAAACTCCTTGAAGATAAATCCAATACCGTTGAGTTCTCGGACGGATATCGTGATATTTTCACCCAAGTCCTCGATTGAGATTGGTTCCCACTCAATTTCAACCTTTTCGTCAAGAAGTTCGTTAAATTGTTCGGTAAATTTTTGCTGATTTTCTTCGCTAAATGTATAGGAGGGATTGTTGGGGTCAGACTCCTTAATCGCTTCACCATACTCTTCAACCAACTTCTTACGGTGGTTATCAAGATTCGAATACTCCTCGTTCAGACGAGTAATTAGTCTTGTCAATCTGAAAGCAATACGAATTGGTAATTGCTGTTCGACGAGTAGACCAAGAATGTTGCTTGCACCATAGATGTTTCGTAATGTCACTTTCATAATATAGTCTCCTTAGTTTGTAACTATCTAACATCAACTTTATTTATGCATCCTTTTTGGGATACTTTTGCTTGATACTGTTTCTAAGAGTTTGAATTTCTTTGGTGGAAAATTCTCTCTCTTCAACTATGTATTCCCATAAAGCAATAACCATATCTTCGATTGGTGGATACTCTGATTTGCGTTTTTCCTGATATGGTTTACTTTGAAATTTAAGATTTTGTACTTCTTGTTCTTCTAGTTTTTTGGCTTCATCCCAATGAGAACGAACAGCAATTAAATCCTTCAATCTGGAAATAATTTTGTCTCCGTTATGCCAAGGCACTTCTTGGTGATATGTCTTTACACCATCAGAAACATAGTGATGTTCTTTTTGAATATATTTTCTTTTCTCCATTCCCTGTGGAAGAGAATAATCGGGAAACACTTTCATGAATAAATCTAAATCAAATGTTTCACCGTCAATTGTAATTGTACCATTTGGAGAATGAACAAAGAAACTCATGCCATCTTCATCTTCAGTATATTACCATTTGAGGTATCAATGTAAATACCACCCACACGCATACCAGCAGGTGGGTCACCGTCAGAACTAGTTGGAAGATAATTGGTGCCTGGGCTTGTTCCAGTCACACCATTTGCACCCATTCTCATGTAGTAATAATCTGCACCATTAGAACTACTATCATAGTATTCCATACTCCAAACATGAACTCTTTGACTGTCTGTTGCATTGTTTCTGTTTGAAGAGGTGCTAGTGCTTGTTGGGTCATAGACTGCGGAGGTCATGTGTCTGGTAGTGCTTTCAATAGAAAGAATTTCACCATCTCTGTTGCTAATTATAGTGGCTGCATTTTCCGTTCCATCTTTAGGCCCGAACGCTGCCATGTTCTCGGGGTCTGCTGATGTCATGATAATATGAGGTGCTACCCCATTGATTCCCTTGGTTTGGTCAAGTAGAAGTGATGGAGTATCATCGATAACACTAATGTGTGCTGGAACATTGGGTAGGTCATTCTCACCACTCCTTAACGCCAGACCCTTGTTACCAAAACCACCAGTGGTCATAGAATCTTCTTTCGCTAGTAACAATCTACCTTCACTGTATATGTTACTGGAGTTGTAAACGATACCAGTAGTTGCTTTAATATAGAACAATGGGTGGTTACTTGCATCCAACGGAACTCGACTACTGTCGTGACCACATGAAATTAAATGGTCAGAACTAGCCTCTCCCGCACCTGTTAAGTTTTCATGCTTAATCGCAAACTCATCATTGTTGAAATCTTTCGTCAGAATCTCTAAACCACCACCATCGTGGGTGGTCATGTTAAGAGAACTTAAAGACATTACATAATGCCTACCACCAGTGACGGAGCCGGTCGCATCCCAACCACCAGTGATGGCTCGGAAGTCACCGAATCCTTCAAATCGAAGGTGCGAGGCTATTTGTGAACCACCAGTTGCCAGATAAACGGCTCCATCCTCATCAGGGTCGTTGCTGTTTCCACCGTGAGCAAATGGTGTATCTAAGAATCTGTCTTCTTTTCCGGCTTCAATAGAAAGTGCAATACCGTTACGGAAAGTGAAAAGTTCTCCGTCTTTTCCTAACACAGTTGGGTCAACACTGATTGTCATTTGTGTGGTTTTCTGCTCAAAAGTGATAGAGTAACCAGAGTCAAAAACTCCAGCGGCCTTCAGGTCTGAACCATCCAAGGAAATATGACCACCTGAAATTCCAACACCACCTGTTGCATGAAACAAACCACTAGAGGTTAGTTCAGGGTTATTGTTTGCTCTTAAATATTCAAGGTCTGCTTCAATCACACCACCTGTTACAGAATCAGATTGTCCTGTAAGATTAATACCATCTCCCGCAGTGTATAGATTGAATGCAAGAACATCTCTGTTTACAGAAATGTCATTTCCACTTACATTGATAGTATTGTCTGGTGTTTTTGCTATCGAACTCAAAAAGTCAAATTCAATATTACCATCACTCTTCAGAAGAGGAATAAACTTACTTTCAAATTCAGGTCTTGTTGCTCCATCTGGAAAGATATATTGATTAGTTTGACCAATAGAAACATCACCATTAACACCCAATGTGCTAGTGGCAGCAAATCTTCCACCATTGATATTTAAACTGAAATCATTAATACCAGAAGAATTGCTATTCTTGCTGAGAAACATTCCTGTTTCAGTTGTAGCATCATATGAACCAGCAGTACCAATTGAAACATTGAAAGTAAGCGACCTTGCCCCAGAGTCTGGAGTAATATCAATGATAAGAGGTTTGAAATTACTATAAACCCCGTTGTTAAATCTCAACAGGTGTCCTTGTTCAGCGTTGGGGGTATCAATTAAGTTACCAGGCACTGGAATTTTGATTGCACTATATGATGATGCCATGTGTTCCCTCTAGTTAATCATTACTCGGTCGTTTAGTGGTTGTTGTCCTCGTACTAGTTATATATGTAGGATTATTGCCAGCCACTGGTAATTCTGAATCAGCAGACCAGTTGAACTGAACAGATGAATCGTATAATCCATACGCTCCATCGATATTTTCAATATTTGAAGAAGCAACAAATTTTCTTGTACTCTTATGGATAATTCCAATGTTCTTTGGTGGATTCATACCACCAGTTACGGCATTGTAAATACAGATTTTTGGAGTTTTCACTTTAGTTTCTTTGAATGCTACATTATCAGTCAAACCATAACACTGCTGTGAACCATCACCTATAATTTGATTTTCTTCATATCCAGTCTCATAATATTTTTGACAGTCTTTAAGAATTTTTCTGGGATGTTCAACGATATATTCTGTAACATCAGAATCTGGTGATGTGAAATCTAGTTCAAGTTGCACTTGTGCTAAACTGACCACACCATTATATTCGAAGTTTTCTGTCACACCATTACAGTAATGTGGCGAATATGACTCAACTTGACACTCAATAGCAGGTCCTGTAACTTTAGGACATGGTGGGAATGTAGTAGTCGTAGTCGTTGTAGTAGTTGTAGAAGTCGATGTCGAAGTCGAAGTCGAGGTAGAAGTCGATGTCGAGGTCGAAGTCGAGGTAGAAGTTGAAGTCGATGTTGAAGTCGATGTTGAAGTCGATGTCGAGGTCGAAGTCGAGGTAGAAGTTGAAGTCGATGTCGAGGTCGAAGTCGAGGTCGATGTTGAAGTAGAGGTCGAAGTCGATGTTGTGACATCACCACAACAAGAGGCATCACCACTACATGGTGATGTCTCACCACATCGACACTCTAATTGTCTTGGTTCGCGGACGAACGCAAAGCCATTACCGCTTTCGCATGTGCATCCACCTAATGTTGTCCGGCAGAAATCAATGTCATCATAACCAACATAATTACCATTATCACTACCGTCCTCGGCACAACAACAGCAGGCCGTGTTAAATCTGTCCAGCACTCGACTCTCTGATGCATCATAGCCGGCGCATATCGATGTCAAGGCACAGCACGAAGATAAACAATAACAACATCCCCCGCACTCACCACCGACATCGGAGGCGCCACCGCAACTGCTGCCTCTAACCTCGAATTCTTGCGTTATGAAACTGACAGTCCCATCCTCTTGGGGACAAGCCAATCTGATGCTTGCTTTACCATTGAAACACTGGCTCGCACCGAAGCCGCCTGAGTCTCGAGCCGTCCCGCCGCCTTCTAAATCAATAAATCTTGAAATTTGACTATCAATGAAACTGTTATACCAGTCGGGTTCTGCGTTGCCTGAATCCCTAGTGCCAGGTGGGAAACACCGAACATCAGTTTGGTTATATGTCCAAAAGTAAATACCAAGATATGAATCAATACCAATAACTTTACCCGTAACCTCGGGAATAGAAATGGAGACTTCATATTGCTGCCAGTCTTGTTCTAAGTCAATCCAAATTAGATTTGATTGTACTTCTTGACTTACTCCATATTCTAATAGATAACAATCAAATTTGTTATCAATGCAGTCTTGACAATCAGAAACACTTGATACAGTGGTATCGGGAATAAATATTCCACTAAAACCTTCTTCACATGACCTTTTAGGGAACCAATCAGCAAATATGTATCTAGAATCACCCGCTTCAGGATAAACACAAACTCCACGCTGTTCTGCAACATCCATACCACCACATTTTTGACTCACTGGTCGTGGAGTTGTTGTGGTTGAGGTGGTGCATACTTCTCTTAAGTCATCTGGATGGAGAGCATTCCAGTTATCAACATCACTTTGAGTTGGTAAACAACAATCTCTACATGGACACTCTATCTGCTCTCCACCACTAACATAATATCCATATGGGTTATCCCAACATCGACTTTCGGGGTCTTCTGAACAAGTTGAAATAAATGTGTTGCTTGGCCCTTCACCTATTTCAGTTTCACACCCGCAGTCCAGAGAGGTGTTCCAATTATCAGAAAGTGGTGGCACTTTACAGCATGGTTTACATTTAGTCTTTCCGTCTTCCTCGATGCAAGAACTTGCACCAGTTACACAATAATCTCCTGTTTGTTCATTAGAACAATCAGGACACATCTTCCAACCTGTTGATTTACAATCAACAACTTCAGTGCATCCTCTTGGTGGTTTAGTCGTGGTGGTTGTTGTAGTTGTTGTAGTTGTTGTTGTAGTAGTAGTCGAGGTAGAAGTTGAAGTCGATGTTGAAGTCGAAGTCGAAGTTGAGGTAGAAGTCGAAGTTGATGACGACGAGGATGAACTCGATGAAGTAGTAGTTGTTGTTGAGGTTGTCGTTACTGGAGTACAACACTGGTCTGCCTCTTGTAATTGACATTCGAACCCTGAAAATCCAATACAAGCACCGTGCGATGCTCCTTCACATTGCTTACCCCAGTCATCCTCCTCCGTCACGGCACAGAAGAAGAAACATGACGCAGTTGGTGCTGGTGCATAAACGCATCCAATACTTCCACCCATTCCTTCACCGCCTTGGTTACAACATGGATGGTGTCGGAAAGATTCGTAACAGGGATTCAGTGGCGAACATGGATTGCATTGGGCATCGCCGGACCTCCATGTGGGGTTGTTGCAACAGATACAACTAGGTTGTGTCCAATCTGGGTCGGCCGCCCTGAAATTTCTAACACTACCCGAAACAAGAGTTTGTGGATGCTTTCCAAAATCTTGTTTAAAGTTTAGTCCAATCTTCCCCCGTTCAGTTCCTCTTGCCCAGAAAGAAAGAAGAATATCTTTACCAGACACGGTTCGAACATCATGTATCTTCTGGTGAAAATTAGAATATCCAATACCCGCTCCTTCTATAATTTGTCCAAAGGAGCCTTGAAATTCTACATGAAATCTTGGATTGTTAGGAATTTCTTGTTGTGAATCTGCAATGTGTTCTACTCTTCTAACACAAGCATTTCCTGTGGTATAGAATTTGTTGAGGTCAGATAAGTCAATGGTATCACCAAATAATTCTACATAAGTTCCTTCCTCAATAACAGGCTTACATGCCTCTCTAGTCCATCTGTCTGCGGTTAATTCACCGAAACACCCTTCAAAATTTGTGCCTCTTTGCCACACATCAAATGAACCGTTCTCTATGAAATTTCTTCTTTCGATTGGTCGTTTAACATCGTGACAGCATTCACCTTCAAAAGCGGCTTTTCCAGATTCAGTTGACCTAATAATCCAATTTAAATTGAAGAATGGCATTTTGTTGTCGAATGTGTCATCAAAACCGGCTTGGTTTACATCGACGATACTACTTATTTGGGAACCAGACACAACTGTGCCTGCATCAGCACCACCTGTTATTTCAGTAACGGTGGATAACAGTGACTCTGAACTTGTTCCTCTTAGAACTTTACCTCGTAAATCGGGGACATTGAAGTAATCACCAGAACCACCAAAAGCAGTTCCAATTTGACTAAACAAATCTGGGTATGCAGATTTGAGATGTTGTCCTCCATCACAAACCAACCAACCACTTGGAACTGAACCAGTGACACCAGTAAATGCCCTGACTGTTCCTGCACCCATTAGATTCTTAATACTAACATCACATGGTGCATCATAATAGTAACCAACATAGTTTACTACTAAATCAAAATCCAAACCATCATGGTCTTTATTGTGTTCTGATGCTAAGATAATTGTTTTAATAACATTATTAACACCACTTGGAGGCACTAATGTGAAACCACCCTCCACATGTTCTGATAGAAAATAAGCGTTGTTAGAAGTTGTATCTAAACCTTTAATCTTTCCATAAAGAACAACATCACAGTAGGCAAGATTTGTTCTTCGACTATCACCTTCATATTTACAATCAACAACACCCAATGCTTCTGCAACATCAATGCTGTTTGCTAAAGCCTTGACCCATGCATCTCTTTTCTCATCCCAACGAACCACATCACCGTGAGACAGTTTAACTCCAGCCTGAATGGTTGGAATATTCCTATCCCTAATGGAATTACCAAGGTGATTTTCGTATAGTCTGTTGATTGCACTGTTATTAGTAAGACTCATATCATAAAGGCTCCGGCACCGTTTCTTCTAATCGGTAGATATCTGAATCTGCTTCATAATCAAAGTCATATGTGCAAACTCCTGGCCCGTCACATAATGCACTTATAGTGAAGGAAGAATTATCAACCTTAGTACTATCTATAACAATACTAAGAACCTCAGTTTCACTTCCATCAGATTGTGTTACCTTTGTATCATTGGTTGTAACAGAAACTGTTGGTGGTGCTTTCTTGTTAGTGACAAATCTTACAGTGTCACTGAATGGTCCTGTAATTGCAAATGGATTTGTAACACTAATCGAATTGCAACTAGATGACTCATAGAATAGTCTACATGTCTCTAGAGTTTCTTGATAAGAAACTTTATGATGTTCAGTTGCTTCAACTCCTTCTTCTAATTGGAATTGTGCTAAGTCTATTGTACCATCATATTGGAAAGATTCAAATAGTGAAGTTCTACATGACTCGCAGTTTGGCACTTGTGTGCTACAGTCGCCAGTTCCAGAACTTCCAGACCTAGGCGTGGCAGGAGACTCGATATTATTATCTGAAAGTAAACATTTACCATCAGCGAAGTGTGTCCATAATTGAATGGCTAAGTAATCATTGCCCAAATTACCTATGATTTTCCCATCAATGCTTGGTATATCAAGAACAACTTCATACTTTGTCCAATCGGTATTCAATGCGATTGGAACAGGTGGTGAACATCTATCTGGTGAGATGTTATAGTCATGTTCCCAATTATCGTAAATATCTGATGGGAAGAATTGACTTGAAGTTTGTGCTAGACAAAATGATTCAAATGTACCAGTAACATACTCATAATAAACATATTCTTCGCCAGCATTTCCTGTGACTCTGGGGAATACACAAGTTCCTGTTACACCATCGCCTGCTTGACCCTGTGAAACAGAACATCCACCACACGGAGACGGCGTTGTAGTCGAGGTTGTGGTTGTTGTGGTTGTACTAGTCGAGGTTGTTGTAGTCGTAGTTGTTGTGGTTGTTGTTGTAGTCGTAGTTGTTGTTGTGGTTGTTGTTGTTGGACAAACAGTATCTGCACACTCAGTGAAGTCGCCCATGTATGTGTAAACACCGTCACTACCAGTACAAGCACCGCTTACCATTTCACCTATACAAACACCATCTTTACAACATGCACCAACAACTGGAGGTGGAGTTGTAGTAGTCGTAGTTGTTGTAGTCGTAGTTGTTGTAGTCGTTGTAGTTGTAGTTGTTGTAGTTGTAGTTGTTGATGTAGTGCTAGTTGTTACGCATGTGGTGGCGGCGTCTTCGGGACATTCCTTACCAGCAGTCCATTCACTACCACAGTTCAAGACTAAAAGAACTACAATTGGAGTGGATGATGTCCAACCAAAATTACCAAATTCTTGAATATTATCTACCGTCCAATCAAGTGTTCCATCTTGATTTCTCCATAAGAAATCCCCGTTAAAGGCAGAATCTTGTTGGTCAAGTATGTACAATCTTTGGTCATCACCTGCACCAA